CTGATAAGTCACCACCATTCAGGTGCATTCCAATCAAACCAACAAAAATATTTAATAATGTTGCCAGTTTGGTTGCAAATGCTCCAACGGTTGTGCTAGCAGGAGGAAGATATTCAGTACCATAACTAAGAATTTCCCCCTCATGCTTGACACCACCTAAGGCAGGTAGTTCAGTGCAATAAACAATTCATTGTAGTTTCGACCGGTATCTCAATCACCCTATTGAGGGCGATTGGAAGCCTTGGTCGTTGAACCGCAAGAGTACAGTTCGGCGGGTGTCATTGCCGCTTGATAACACGGCTGAGCACATTGACACCCTGTCTGTGTGTGTTGTTGTTGTTGTCCGCTTCAGAGATTTTCGCTTCTGGTAATTCTAAAAATTCCAGCTTAGACATTCTTTTTCGCAACTCAAATATTTGGAGTAAAAGGTCTGTTTCAGGAGTTCTCATAATACTCAAAGGGCTTGTTATAGCGGAGCCATTGAAAAGTCTTACAATATACATAAAGGTGGGACTTGTTAAAGTCCCTCCAATAAGGGTTGCTGTTGTAGCTGCAGCCCCATCAGGATCAAAGAACTGAGCTTGCACCCAGGGCCTCTGTCCACCTAGAATTAAAGAGCCAACAGTAACACACGTAAAAGTGTTGCTACCGGAGACATCTGTCGAGATGGAATTAAAAGGTCCTGTTTGTTGAGTCTCAGTATTGTTCCCAATTGCAACAAATGAACTAAGTCCAGTACCACCTGTTGCTGCATAATTTAAGAACTTAACTCCAGCCATCACCATAATAGTATCCCCTGTTCTACACCCGAGTGCAGATAAATCAACAGCGTTAGAACTTTGCGCGGGAGGAACAAATAACGATAGTTGTCGACCATTAGTCTCAACCTGCGCTAATTGTGCCAATTTGCTATCTAAAAGATTCCACGCAATACCTCCACTAGGACTATCCACAAACTCAGTTTTCACTTCAACACCGTCAGCGTTATTGATTGTTGCAGCAATAGCACCATCGACCTGAAGAGAAAATTGATTACTAATACCAGACAATTCCAACTCATATTCAACCTCAAGTTCACCCAACTCACCAGAAAGATCTGCATCAAAAGAAATTGGAGAATACGTCACCATGTGATAAACACATTGGGTTGTTAACCTTATGTCTGACCCGTCATCTTGCATGAAGAGCCAGGGTGCACCTTTTGGATTCCTGTACACCGACGCTGCACTCTCAAACGCCTTATGAGTGACATGTCCGACAATGGAGAGCATCTGATTAATCTTCGCCTGACCCTCGAGTAATTCATCTTTCGGGTCGGGTAAAAATCCATGAACCAGAGCTCCTTTGTAGGCCGTGTTTTCATTAGCCGTGAAATGCATTTTAATTCCTTTAAATTTGTACTTCTCGTATAGTTGAGCCATAGCCTGAAGTCTAGTATTGATAAAATTGTTTGGGTTAATTTCAAATGTAAAAATTGTCGCACCTGATGGAGTGTTGGCAGCAATAGTAGGCCTACCAACAAAGTCACATCCAGAGATTCTAAGACTGTTTCCAGCTCCAGAGACCCTATACGACCCACGTGGCAACCGAGACATTGGAGTGTTGACTCCAAGGCCCGCGGATTGAACATTAGGTCGGTTAAGGCCTCCAGATCCGCCTTTACGAGCTGCTTTTCTTGCTCGCTTCTTTGCGGATTTAGATTGGGCAATGGTTTGTTTCTTTGCTGATTGCTTTGCTGCATGGATCTTTGCTCCTTTTGTTTTCTTACCCATAATAAAATCGCCGGCTTTACGTATTAAGCCTTGACCAACGAAATAAGTTGCTGCTAGAGGGTCCTCAAAGAACGCGTCTCTTGCAAATTGAAAATCGGCTTCGGCTAGATCTTCTCCGAAGTCGTATTGATAGTCGTGATCTTTACACACACTATCTAGCTTGTCTATAGCTGGTGCACTATAAGTTGGATCTCCGTATCCTGGACCACAGTAATTCCCGTGGTACTTAAAGCGCATACAAAGTGAATACTGATCGTATCACTTTGGGCTCAATGGAACCAGGGAGCCACGCTGGAACCATGTCTTCTTTACCTGAATTTTCGAGATTTAGCCAAAAGAACGACCGAACCTCTTCTAAAGACGGAACCGAATGAGCTACATACACACTCAGATCAAGGAGGTGACCAGTCAAGTCATCATCGTCTGCTAAAAGTTTCGTCAAATCAACGTGCCCATGAGCTTGTTTGTGAAGATACACGCAATACTTATAACAGTAATCCGTGTACGCTTTCGAACAAAAAGCACCTAAAATATACAAAGCCAAAGCCTTTGCATACTCTTGGCTAGCCGTCAAAGATTCACGCTTCTGTTGAAAACCCGCGCGCAATCGAGCTTCTTTATACCTCGGTACATAAAAACCCTTATACACGATGATTTCAGCACCCAAAAACGTGAGACCCTCAACGGTATCTTGGACAGCATCGTCCTGCAATTTCAAGAGCCAGCCATATCGCTCATAAAACTCTGCCCTCACCTCAAAAGGCGCGAGAAAAGATATGTCGCAATGGAGTGAAAGCAGATTGTCGTCCGCATAGATCGCACCACACAACAACTGCATAATGTCAAACATTCCAAAAGAATTTTCCTCTGGTTCACAAAAATGAATAATCATCGAAACCAAAGTGAACATATGACCTAAGCAATTATCAGAAGTAGTGTTTTCGCGACCCGACAACTGACTGCCGAAGACTTGAATAACCTGACCATTACCAAGTATAATGTAGGCAAACATATCTTGAATGTATTGATAATTCACCCTGTCGGTATATTCCGGGTCAGACCCGGTATACACCGCCAAGCGCAGAAGCCTGCAGATATTCATTAGAGCTGTTTTAAACCATTTGTCAAACTTAGACACATCACCTGTTATGAACTTCCTTCTGATACCCCATCTGAGCATTAGCATCTTGATAAGTTTATGAAGTCCTCCGTATTGAAAACGTTTACCCACTCCGATGAGCCAGTCCATCTTATAAAGTAGCTTGTTAAACTTTTGGAAATCTTGTGCGCAAGAAAAGTAATGATAAGCATGAGGGAATTCAAAAACTCTCACATCCTTTTCATTCACCTTCTCTTTCGGGAGAATCTCTCCTTTACCACTCATCACAAAAGGTACAGGCCAGTTATTTCGATGGGCTTGTTCTCTCCAGATTGGATATTCAACACTGAGGAAGCCATGGTCTACCAAGGCGCCTTTGTTTGGAAACACTTTGTCCAAGCCGAAACCACACGAACCATTACGATTGTATGACACGGCCCCAAGTGGGATTTCATGGGATTCCACACCATGATATTTAAGTATGTCAACCATAATCTTAAAAGTCCTATTAATAACATAGGGATCTAGATCTATCGGGGTCTCCAAGTTTCGGCAAGTGATCTTACATAACTGCTTGACCTCACTTTCAAAATCAGGGCTCACAAACATAAACTCTTTTCCAATGAAGTGTTCGCAATTCGGATCAAATTGCTTAAGAAAGACACTAGGCTTAAGTTGTGAAATTTCCTTCACTCTACAATTCTTCCTAGCATGAGATAAGAAGCCTACATGTCGTGCGAACCCAAGATCATTAATTACTGGGACGCCTGGTGGGGGTTCGTCTTTGAGCTG